GGCATAGGCGATCCGGTCGGGGTTCTTTGCAACCCGTTCTGAATGAACCTGTTTGGCATGATTTTTCAGGGCATCCCACACTTCATCCCTTGCCATCAGCTTCACCTTCTTCCTGTTTGGGAACATAGTCCTTTGCGGCTTTTCCCGGCTCACAATGCCAATGGCGGGAACAGCAATGGGGAATGGTGCCAATGACGGAACAATAACCGGGTTCATCGTGAACACAGGTAGCACAAATATCAATCTGCTTTTCCATCGGCTTCACCCCTGAAGTTCCCGTGGGTTTCAATGGAAATTGAAACCCTTCCAAGCACCCGGCGAACATTCCAGCTCACTTCATCAGAAATGGTGCGGTTGATAGTGTTCTGAATCGTTGTTCTCACAAGAGAATCCATGTTGGTTTCATGAATAATCCGGTCAATCGCCCGATCAACTTTTTCAGAAACAATTTCTTCCACAAAGCCTTTGATGGTTTCACGGTTGATCCCGTTATCCGCCAACATTTGGGTTAAAATCTTCCGAAGTTCAATCTGTTCAACGGTCATTACTGCCCACCTTCCTTCAGGGTGATCTTCACATAACCGGCCTTGGCGGTGGTCTTGGAACACTCGGAAGCAATGTCCGGGTATTTCTTCTTCAGCTTGGCGGAATCAATGCTGGTGGCATTGGTGGGCTTCACAAGGGTAAGGTTCAGAACATCGGATTCAAACTTATCCACGCCGAACTTCACCATTGCTTCATACAGCTTGGCCTTCATTTCCTTTTCCTGATCCTCAATAGCCTTCTTGTGGGCGGTCAGGGAAGCAATGGCGTTCAGGGTGGCAAGCTGGGTGTTCTTGAACTCCTGAAGGGCCGTTTCTTCATCGAAGGTGGCCGAACCACAGGCGTTCGGGTTTTCCTGACAGGAATCAGGACAAGTGTGGAAATCCGGGCATTTGTGGCAACACCCATCAAATTTTCCACGGGGACAAGCATTTTCACATTTGATCATTTTTCGGGTTCTCCTTTCAGATAAACATTCAACTGCTTCAGGCCGAAGGCGGAAGCGGCTTCATGGTTGTCAAAATAAATGTCGATCTGGTTTTCACCGTATTTGTCAATCACCCATTGGGCGGGGCGATCCTGAACGATGTATTCACCCAAGCCTTCCACTTCCACCACGGTTCCCAAGGGAAGCGGGGAAGCACAGGAAACACCGGCTTTCAGTTCCACACCAGCGGCACCATACACAATGCCGTTGGGCCGGTTCTTGGCCCATTCACCGCAACACTTTTCACAGGAACAATAGGCGGTAATTCTGAAACTGCCCAACAACACCGGTTCAGGTTCGGCGGGTTCTTTCACCAGCGGAGTTTCCACCGGCTCCAAGGTCACATCCGGGGTCACGGCGGTAAGCTGATCCGGTTCAATGGGGGCATCCGGGGCCTTGCTGTTGACAGCAGAACAGCGCCCAAATATAAACCCCATTGCAAGGCCCATCAGAAGGGCCACAAGGAACATCCGCCTGAACCGCTGGTTAAGGGCTTTGCGGCGCTGTTGCCGCTTGCTCATACTTTCTGAATAGTTCATCGGTATAGTCCTTTCTCATTTCCAAAGTGGAAAGAATATCTTCTTCAACCGTTCCCGGACAGATCATCAGGTAATAGAAACAGGGCCGTTCTTGCCCAAGGCGGTGAATACGCTTTTGGGATTGCTCCCACAATTCCGAACCTTGGGGAAGGCTGAAGTAAATGATTTTGTTGGCAAGCTGAAAGTTGCCGCCCATTGCACCGGCCTGATACTGAATGAAGGTAATGCTGTTGTGCTGGTAGCGGTAAGCATCCAAGTTCTTTTCTTCACCGGAAAGAACAGACACAGGCCGGTTCAGGCCCTTGGCAATCCCCTTCAGGCGTTCCATTTCTTCCGTGAAGTTATAGAACACAATCAAGCGATCTTCCGTGCTGTTCACCAAATCCCGGAAGGCTTCATAACGGGCCGGGTTGTATAGGCCGCAAAGCTGACGGGCATAAAGGCGGCGGGTCAAGCTGGTATCGCCAATCAGTTCCCGTTCACAATGGGCATTGGAACCGTAGAAATCAGCATCCAGTTCAAATTCACCAAGGTTGGCGCTGTCAATCGCAACATAGCGATCATTCCAGAACTTCCAATAAAGGGGTGAAGGGCGGGTTTTGACCTTGATCCAGTTCCGTTTTGGAAGGCTGATTCCGGCCTGTTCGGTGGTCATAAAAACGGCCCCATGTTCGGCCAGCTTCATCTTCAGCCGGTCAACATTTTTATAGCCGGTAATTTGCTTCCGCCAAAAACCATCGGTTTCCACCCATTCCGTTTGAATGTACTGCTTCCAGAACAGTTCTTTTGAAATCTTCCACCCCAACAGTTGACATTGGCTCCACAGGTTTTCATACTTGCCGCCCGTGGGGGTGCCTGACAGAAGGATCACATTATCCGGTTTCAGCCCAAGAATGAACTTTGACCGTTTGGCGTTCTCGTTCTGGATCAGGGAACTTTCATCCAACATCAGCGTGAAGCCGGTCAGGGTTTTCAGCACATTCCGCCTGAAAGTCAGTTCGTAGTTGATCACGCCAATCATCAGGGTTGGAACTTCATGCTGAACCTGTTCAAAGAACCATTTGAAGGTTTTGGGGTTGGTCAGGTCGAACACACAATTCCGGGTGTAGTGGTCTTGAAAATGTTCAATCCAGTCTTGAACTTTTGAACATTGGCACACCACCAGATTGATCCGCTTGTTCAGCTTCATCATTTTTTCGGAACCAACAAAGGTTTTCCCAAGGCCCATATCAAGGTAATAGGCCACCCGGTTCTTCCCCTCGGTTTCATCAAGGGCCTGTTGCTGGTGCTGAAACAGGTTAATCATTGATCTGAATGGAATCACCCAAAACCTTTTTGGCGTGGGTGGTGGAACCGAACAGTTTCTTGACCACAGCGGCACAGAAACCGGAATAGTAGTCATAGGAATCCGCTTCCCCACAGGAAACAATGGTTTTGGTGTTGTCGGCCCACAGAATGATTGTCTTGGGGCCGCTATAAATGACCTTCTTGATCTGCGGAAGGCCGGTCTGACGGGAACGGCGGATGTGATTTGCAACGCCAAAGGTGGCGTTAAGATCGGCCTTGATATATTCCATCATGGCATCAGGCAGACTACCCGCCGCAACCACCTTGGATTCAGAGAACCAAAACAGGCCCTTGGAACTTGCGTCATTCGTCTGCTGAAAAAGTTCCACGCCAACCTTCTTGTTCTGCGAAAAGTAATTCTTCACCTTGCCGATGTAGCCGGTGAACTTGCCGCTGTATTCCGCATCGGGCAAGATTTTAACGATCATTCCGATCTGAAGCATATAAACCATCCTTTCATCGGTGAAGCCATTCACGGCGGATGTACTGAATCGCCGTTTCAAAGCCTTCAGACATTTCAGCGGGGCAATCCGGGCTATGCTGGGCGCTCCGCAACTGCTTAATTGCCTTCTTCAGTTCGCCACGGGTGGCGATAGGCGTATAGGGGGGGGAATCGGGCGCAACCACATAGATAATGGCGAAGAAGCAAATCATATCAATGTTGGTGGCGTTCCTGATCAAATCCAACAGTTCATCACGGGTGTTATCCATCGGTGTTCCCCTTTCAGGCCGTAAGGCCGAAGAAGGAATTGAACTGATCAGCGCCCACATAATCACGGAACTTGGTGGGGTTGATGTAGTAATTCCAGCAAGCGCCGGTTCCGGGAACAGCGTTCCCGAAGGGAAGAAGGCCACGCTGAAGGCCGATTCTGACGAACTGATCAGATTTTCCCATGCACCGGGCGGCTTCCTTCACGCTGATCTTCTTGATGGGCGGTTCCGCAACCGGGGCGGCTCCATAACCCATCAGGTAATCAAAGGAAACGCCGGTTGCATCGGCAAGGGCCTTGATACGGTCAGGGCCGGGGGTGTTCTTCCCGGAAAGGTATTGGCTGATAGCGGCCTTGGAAGCCCCGGCCTGTTCAGACAGGGCGGATTGGCTCATGTTGGCCTGTTCCATAGCGTTCTTCAAACGCTCTGCAAAGGTGGTCATTGTGCGTACTCCTTTCATTTTTCAAGATTTCCGTGTGTAAACACGGCGGACAGTAAGAAATAACATCCCGGCCAATGTCGGACAGCTTTTCGGGATAGGTCAGGGGAAACATTTCCCCACACTTCTTACAGCGAACTTGGCGGGTGATCATCATTGGCTTACCACCTTGAAATGACCGGGTTCCTTCATCGGTTCCACATCCACGGTGGAAACCAAAGCCCACCAATCAGCTTCCGGGTAAAGATTGCGGTCACTTCTCAAAATGGTTCGATCCTTGAAGTGAACGGCCTTCCAATCCTTGGTGTCAATCAACTTCATTGGTTATCACTCCTGTTCTTCAAAGGCCACTTCACATTCCCCACAGAGAACATGAACTTCCTTGGTGGCCCGGATGATGGTTCCGCAACAAGGGCAAACATATTTGCGGGAACTTGATCCCCCGCCCTTCCGGGAACCCTTCAGCGGATTGGTACGGGGCCGAACCAGACAGAACCCGGATTTGCCAAGGGATTTCACGAAGGCTTCAGCTTGCGGGTTCAAGGTGGTTTTGTGCCACCCGTACTTTTCGCCTTTCTCCACGGTCAGGCCGTGGGCTTCAGCGGTTTCTTTGAACTTCCGGTTGTGGTAGGAACCAGAACGGGAAGTGTCCTGAACATTGTCCTGAAGGTTCTGAAGGTGAACCATTTCGTGAAGCAAGGTTCCACAGGTTTCTTCAAAGGGGCGGTTCAGGTATTCAGCACACAGGTTGATTTCGTAATAGCCGCCTTCCTTGGTGCCGTCTTGCCACGCCTTCCAACCGGTACACCACCCATAGGCCCCACGGGTATGATCCGGGGAAACGGTGATCACAGGCTTTTCCAGCTTCCCTTCAAAGAAGGCTTTGTTGAACTTTGAAAACAAGGTTTCAAGTTCATCAATGACCGGTTTCAAACTGACTTCATTCATGGTTCTTACTCCTTGTGGTGTCCTTTAGGACACTTTCGCATCAAAAAAAATTCCCACCGGGGTTTCAAGGTTCAGAAAATCCACGATCTTCTGAATCTCGCCTTGGGTGAACTCCGAACCCCCATTACACTTTCGGTAAAAGGCGGATCGGGAAATCCCAAGGACTTCACACAGCTTGGCACGGGTGACACCCCGAACAGACATTTCATATTCCAAGCGGGCCTTGTTCATTCGCTCACATCCTTTCTTCAAAAATAGAACAGCCAAAGCCCCAACAAGCAATTTCCGGGCGGTCATACCTTTTACATGGGGATTGATACCCAATACCCGAACCCATAAACCGGGGGCGCTCATGTTGTCGCTGTTGCCCTGCCATCATCAGCACCGGTGGGGCGGTTCCGGTGGACGGGCCATCAGGCCCGTTTCGGCTTATTGATTCCAATAGTCAAAATCATTCAAAATATATTCACGATTTTCGGGGGTGTCGGGTAAATTGTATCCGCTTCCTTTATTGCCAAGGAACAATTCACCAAAGTCATTGATCCCACAAGAAAGGCCCGTCTGTTTGTTTTCTTTCCAAACTTCCATATCTCACATACTCCTTCCGGGGTGATAATCCGTAATATCATCAACTTCTTTATCAGTAAGTTTCCAATCCCACGGGTTACAGTTGGTGTGATTGATGATGTAATCGAAAGTCCGGGAAGTCTTGACCTTCATCGGATTGACCTTGTACCCGTTGCATCGAAGATCATGAATGAAGTCGGCCTTTGTCCGGTATTCCTGATTGGTGATGAAAACGGTTTTAGTTCCGTCCTTGACTATTGCGCTGAACTTCTTCATATCTCATATACCCCTTTCGGTGTCTTATTCGCTTTTGCCGTGTCTTTTAGGACACCATCATAGTATCACACCCCTTGTTGCTTGTCAACCCCATTTGTGGATTAAAGGAAACTTTTTTTGTTTTTTCGCTTTAGGGGTTGCAAAAAGGACACATTGCGGTTATACTGTTGTTACTAACCGTGAAAGGGGTGTTGATGTGGCTGATTTGACTATGGGCCAAAAAATCAAGGCTTTGCGTGAAGAAAATAATCTTACTCTTGAACAGGTGGGCAATGCTGTTGGCGTAGGTAAAAG